GCTTTCTTTTCCCCCACATAGAAAAAAATAATTTCAGGAAAGGAGTTTTGACCAATGAGCATTTTATCAAGCCTGTTCCGGCAGAAACAGAAACCGCCGCAAGCTGTGATTGAGATAAACAACACGTTTTCCAGTTTCAGCGGCACGGCATACGGAAACGCGGCATTCCGCGCAGCCGTGGACGCTATCGGCAGACACGCGGCGAAATTGCAGGCACACAGCGATGACAGCGGGCTTGAAACCCTGCTAAACAATGCCCCGAACGCCTATATGTCCGGGTATGACCTGCTGTATAAAACAGCGGCAGCATACTTTACGAACAATAATGCGTTCCTGCTGCTTGCCCGCGACGACAGCGGGCGAATTACGGCGGTTTACCCGATCACCCCGCAAAGCGTCGAGTTCGTCCCCGGTACAGACGGCGCGTTATACCTTGACTGCCTGTTCCCGGACGGCAGACAGGTTTTATTCCCTTATGCCGATATAGTCCACTTGCGGCGGCATTTCCTGACCAACGATCTGTTAGGCGACGGGAACGCGCCGTTGTTCCCCCTGCTTGACACGGCGGAAACGCTGACACAGGGCATTGCAGCAAGCGTAAAGAATGGAACGAGCATTCGCGGCGTTCTGAAATTTACGTCGCTTGTCAATCCGGCACAGGTGAAAACGGAAAAGGAACAGTTCGTTGCCGACTATTTCAACCCGGCGAATTCCGGCGGCGTGGCGGCAACCGACCAACGCTTTGACTTTGTTCCTACCAATGTAACCCCGTACAGCATCCCGCAAGAACAGATTGAAGCCGTGAACAGGCAGATTTACGACTATTTAGGCGTAAACGGAAAAATCATTTCCGGCAGCTATACGGAAAACGAATTCAGCGCGTTTTATGAAAGCGTTGTTGAACCGTTCGCCTTGCAGCTATCGCAGGAATTCCACCTGAAAAGCGGCGCGGCGATCACGTTCACGGCGGAACGCATCGAGTTTTCAAGCGCAGAAACGAAAATCAAGCTGCTGCATGAAGCCGCCCCGTTGGGGCTTATGACCGTAAACGAAGCGCGGCATTTGTTGGCATTATCGCCCGTCGAGGACGGCGACAGGCGTTTGCAATCCCTGAATTATGTTTCCGCTGAAAAGGCGGACGCATACCAACTTGAAGAAAGCGAGGTAAACACAAATGAAGAATGAGAAGCAGACCCGTTGTTATGAAGTCCGGGCGGCAGAAAAGCCCCTGACCCTGACGGGCGTTGCCGTGGTATTCAATCAGCCTGCCGATATAGGCGGCGTTAAAGAGGTTATCGCCCCGGACGCATTGCGCGGGCTTGACCTTGACGACATTGTATTGATTACCAATCACGACGGCGGACAGATACCCCTTGCGAGAAGCCCGAAAACCCTTTCCCTGACCGTCACAGAACAGGGGCTTGAAATGTCGGCAGAACTGCCGGACACAGAGCAGGCGCGGGCGGTATATGCTGCCGTGAAGCGCGGCGACCTGTCGCAAATGTCCTTTGCGTTCGACATTGGCAACTATACCTTTGACGAACAGACGCAGACCCGGACAATTACCCAAATCAGCAAAATTTACGAAATCAGCATCGTAAATTATGCCGCATACACACAAACCAACGTACAGGCGAGAGCCGGAAAGGAAGAAAAGACCATGAGCAATTTTAATCCGATCACCGCGAGCCTTGAAAAAGGCAGCATCAACACCGACACCCACAACACCCCGGAATACCGCAGCGCCTTTTATAAGTCCCTGTTGGGCAAGGAACTGACCGACGGGGAAAACCGCGCATTCGCGGCAGCACAGGCAGAGAAACGCGCCGACGCTTTCAACACCCTGTCCAATTCCGCCGCCGTCGTCCCGACCACAACCCTGAATGAAGTTGTGAAGCAGGCGCGGGGCGTGAACGGGCTGTATAACGAAATCCGCCTGTTCTCTGTCCCGAACAATCTTTCCGTTCCTGTCGGAACACCGACGGACGCGGCAGCATGGCACACCGAGGGCGCAGCCGTGGAGCGCAAGAACGTAACGACCGCAGCCGTAACGTTCACCGGGCGCGAACTTATCAAAATCCTGTCCATGTCCGCAGCCGTCAAGCGCATGGACACAACAGCGTTTGAACGCTATCTGACCGACGAACTGAAAAGCTGCATTGCGGACGCAATCGGCGCGGCTATTGTTTCCGGCACGGGCAACGGACAGCCCACGGGCATTCTGTCCGGCATTACGTGGAACAACAAAAACCGCATTCAGACAACCGAACTGACCGCCGACAACCTGCTTGCAGCCGTCGCCCTGCTGCCTGCCGGATATGCGGGCGGCGCAAAGTTCTCAATGTCCACGGCAACCCTGTTCGGCAGCGTGTACCCGCTCAAAGACGGAGAAAACCGTTATTTCTTCACCGACCCGGAGCGCGGCGGCGTTCGTCGTCTGTTCGGTTTTGAAATCGTACTTGACGACAATATCCCCGCCGGAACAATCCTTTTCGGGAATTTCCGCTATTACGGCGTAAACATCCCGCAGGGCGTGGCAATCGAGGTTTCCCGCGAAAGCGGATTTACAAGCGGCCTGATTGATTACCGGGCGCTGTGCATCGCGGACGGCAAGCCCATTGTTCCGGGCGCGTTCGTCAAAGTAGAGGTACAGGCGGCGTAATGCCGCCTTGCCCGGAAAGGACGGCAAAGCAAAATGATTTTCACGATTGAAGAAGCCCGCGACATTTTACGGATAGACGGCAGCGACAACGACGCAATGATTTTTGCTTTGCTGTCCGCTGTCCCGCCCTATCTTGAAGCAACGACGGGTTACACGGCAGCAAACGGGGAATATTCACCCTTAGCGCAGGCGGCGGGGCGGTTCCTGCTTCAATTATGGTATTACGGCGACAATGCCGAAACGGACAAGCTGCAAAGGGTTATCGACAACCTTTTGAAAGCGTTGTCGGCAGAACGGGCGCAGGCATGACGCAGGCGCAATTCTACCACGGGAAAGCATGGCGGCGACTGTCCAAAGCGTTCCTAATGTCAAAGCATTACATTTGTGAACGTTGCGGACAGCCTGCCGAAATCGCCCATCATAAAATATACCTGACCGCCCAAAACGTGCTTGACCCGGAAATATCACTAAACCCCGGCAACCTTGAAGCCCTTTGCATGAACTGTCACAATGCGGAGCATTTCGGACAGGGCGGCGCAACGGCGGCGGGGCTTGCCTTTGATGAAAACGGAAATCTTATTCAGAAAGGAAGTAGAAAGCTATGAAACAGTCTTTGATTGAAGCATATCAGGCAGAGCGGGAACGCGCCGTTGTTACCCTTTACAACACCGTGCGCAGGTTCCGGGAAAAACTGGATTTTGAAGCAGAACGGGAATGTCAAGTTGACGAGGAAACCGCCGCATTATTGCAGGCATTCGTTCCCGCGCAGCTTGCATTATTGCAGCTTATGAAAGAAGAAAGCGAGGAAAACGACCATGAATGAAAGCTATGAGCAGGAATTACAGCAGGAAATCAATTTCCTGAATGATGAATTACTGTTCCTGCAAAATGAAATCGCCGCCGCAAGGAACAACGGCGACACGGACGAATACACCCGGCTTTTCCGGGTATGTCTGCCCGTGCAGAAACAGTATTTGAAGCTGTGCGCGGAACAGGAAAAGCGTGTACAGGCGGAAACCGAGGTTGACCCCCTGACCGCATTCAATACCCCGGCATGAACTACATCACAGAATACAACAACTTGATACAGTCCGGGAAAATCGTTGTTTCAAGACGGGTAAAACAGGTATATGCCCGTCTTGCAGCAGCGACCGCCGAAACGTCCGGGCAATATATCTTTGACGAAACCCGCGCTAATCGTCCGATTGCCTTTATAGAACGTTTCTGCAAGCATTCAAAAGGCGAATGGGCGGGGCATAGTATTTCCCTTGAACTGTTCCAAAAAGCCTATATACAAGCCCTGTATGGCTTTGTAGACCGTGACAGCGGGTGCAGGCAGTACCGGGAAAGTTTCTTTCTTGTGGGGCGTAAAAACGGCAAATCAACGCTGCTTGCGGGGCTTGCCCTGTATATGCTGACAAGCGACGGCGAGGGCGGCGCAGAGGTTTACAGCACCGCGACCAAATACGCGCAGGCGCGTTTATTGTTCGATGAAGCGCACAACATGATAAAGCAGTCCCCGGCGCTGTCAAAGCATTTCAGGAAGCGCAAAAGCGATCTGTACTATGAACCCACAATGTCAAAGTTTCAGCCCCTTGCCCGCAATTCTGACACGCTGGACGGGTTAAACGCTTCATTCGTTATCATGGACGAATTGCACGGCGTAAAGGACAGAAACCTTTATGAAGTCATGCGGCAGAGCATGGCGGCGCGTCGCCAACCGCTGCTTATTATGATAACGACAGCCGGAACCGTTCGGGAATGTATTTTTGACGATATGTATTCATATGTGGCAAGCGTGGCGGACGGGGCTATTACAGACCCCCATTTCCTGCCTGTTCTGTATGAACTGGACGACCGCAGCGAATGGACAGACCCGGCAGCATGGGCGAAAGCTAACCCGGCATTAGGCAGCATCAAGAAAACGGACGACCTGACCGCGAAAGTGGAGCGGGCAAAGCAGAACCGGAATGAACTTTCCGGCGTTCTATGTAAAGAATTCAATGTCCGGGAAACAGTAAAAACGGCGTGGCTTTCCTTTGACGACATAAACAATGAAACCACGTTCGACCTTGAACAGTTCCGGGGCGCGTACTGTATCGGCGGCGTTGACCTGTCCATAACAACAGACCTGACTTGTGCAAGCCTGCTGTTCATGCGCAGGGGCGACGATCACAAGTATATAACACAAATGTATTGGATACCTGCCGACCGCCTGACGGAGCGCGTACAGCAAGACAAAATCCCCTATGACAAATGGTTCGACCGGGGCTTGTTACGCCTTTGCGACGGGAACAGCATCAATTATTCTGACGTGACAGCATGGTTTCTTGAAACCGTGAAGCAATACGACCTGTTCCCGGCATGGGTTTATTATGACAGCTATTCCGCCCGGTATTTCGTCGAGGAAATGCAAATGCAGGGTTTCAATATGGTTCGCTGCATACAGGGCGCAAAAACGCTTTCCCTGCCTATGCAGATGTTAGGGGCAGACTTGCAGGCACACAAAGTCATATACAACAATAACCCTGTTCTGAAATGGTGCCTGACCAATACAGGCATACAGACCGACCGCAACGGAAATATAGTTCCGATCAAGAACCAATCACCGAAACAGCGCATTGACGGAACGGCGGCGCTGCTTGATTGTTACGTCGGCCTGTATGAGCATTACAACGAATATACAACCGCGATCTGAAAGGGGGCAGCGGCATGAAACTGAAAGACAAGAAAATAGATATTCAGGGCGTTCAATACGTTACGGACAAGTACGGGAACCATAAAAAGGAAACTGTGACCATTGCGACGGTATGGGCGTATTTCCGGCAGCTTTCCGGGAATGAGATTTACAGAGTGACAACGCAAACCACGGAAGAAGTCATGTTTGTTATCAATTACCGCACGGACATAACAACCGAAAATGTGATTCTGTATAAAGGCGTACAGTATAATATTGTCCGCGTGGACGTTTTCGAGGGCTATAAAAGCGATCTGACCTTATATTGCAAACGGCAGGCTTAAACGCCCGCCGCTGCCTTTTCAGATGAATAATTTAATCTTTCTTCGAGTTCCATTTCAAATTGAACGTCATAACGATTTAATACTATGATATTATCAGGTAACTTATTATTAGCACTCCAATTTCGATCGTGAGTTATAAGGATTCCATAACTGCAACCTTTTTTATCAGCAGCTGCTTTAAGCAATGAAAGTGCGTCTAAAAAGGCTTCTTCTTTTCTCTGAATTCTTATAGCTACCGGACAACCCAAATAGTGCTTTTTTAAAAAGGCGTCAATTCCTTTGTTCCTTTGAACTATTTCACATTCAAACTGACGCAAAATGGATAGTTCATCTTCGCTTTTTGTCTTATAAGCATTTTCGCCAACTTTCAATAAGATAGAAGTAGTTTTATAAGGTTCTGCAAGCCGCTTCTTTGAAATTTCAATAGCATCTTTGTTTATATCAATGCCTATATAGTCGCGTCCTAGTAATTTTGCACTGACTAATGTTGTCCCGCTGCCGCAAAACGGATCAAGAACACAATCACCCTCATCTGTGCTGATTTTAATTATTCTTTCTAATAGTTCAATGGGCTTCTGAGTAGGGTATCCGGTTCGCTCTTTTGCTTTTGGATTTAAAAAGGGTATTTCCCATACATCAGATATAGGGACTCCCTTTTTCTCCTTAGCCGCAACAACATTACCGTTTTCGTCACGCTTGTATACTGCTTTTCCGCTACTATCTCGTTCTCTCTCTTGTAAGATTTGGTCGATATTAGTAGTTGGAGAATAACTACCATACAAAGTATTAAACTTGTATTTCTTCCCTTTAGTATAGTAAAAAATAGTCTGATGTGCAGGCAGTAATCCTTTCTTAGCGTTTGAC